GTCGTACTCTTCGGTTGACTTTACCTCGACATTCCATGTTGCAATCCACTCTTCTTTCGCAATTTCTTTGCGACTGATAAGCCCTTGCCCTTCCCTGAGCTTTCTCTCCTGCAATGCCTCATGCAGTAGAATTTGATCAGTGGGCCAACCGTATGCCTCATCAACAGCGTTGGTCAGCAACTCAAAGTCTTCCAGCCCATCCGCATAGCTAATCCCTCTGCCACGACTGTAACGTGCCTCTTCCGATAGCGTCCAACCACCACCGCTAAAGATGGTCGCCGGTGCAGTGAACAAAAACTTTTGAAGATCGCCATTACGATCCTCGGAAAGTTCCCAGAACTGGTCACCTTGCAGATACTCTGTAAACGGTCGCCACCGATCATCGTCAGTGTACTCGCCACGGTCGTATGGACTTGATGGTATCCACTTAAGGTCAATCGTTTCGCAACCGCTGCGGCAGCAACCGCACCCAGGACTCCACTTAATTGCCATTACTTAGGAATCTCCTTGGGAATGACAATCGGAGCGACTTGTTCGTCAAAATTTTCCTGCGTGTCAGGCACTAGCGTTTCTGCAGAATCAACCCAACTAAACGTGCAGTAGTTTAACGTTGCCTGGCTTGAATCATTTGTCAGCAACACAAGCATTGGACATCCCGCAGCTGTAAATGGCACGCCTGCTTCCTGTTTGGTGCGTGCCGAAACAAACCAAGCATTGCTTTGCGTGACAGTCGTATTAGCTGGAATGTCAACATAAGGTTGACTAACAGGTTCCTGCGGCGGAAACGGTGGCGGAAACGGCTCAATGGGATTGTAGAACGCATACAGCAAACTTCTGTGCAACAGTGCAGAAGTTGGTCCGGTGACCCATGTAATGGTATCTCCCAAAACCGACGATACCTCAAGAACTTCGTATTGCTCATCCCTGTTTATTGCAACAACGAGATCGCCAGAGGAAAGCGTTACCAGCGCACCTGCGTCATTGCGGCCAGGCGTAACGGTTGTCACTCTGGTCGTTGTGCCGTTTGGTGCAACATACTGGTCCGTCTCAAAAATGCCTACTGCAGACATTGCGTACAATGACTGTGCCGATGCACCAGAGGTTGCAGAAAATGCACGCAGCATTGGAACCTGCGTACCTCGTGCAGGGCAAACATCGACAATGTTATTGCCGACTGATTCGGTATGTCGTCCCGTCGTGTAAAACACAGATCAACTGTAATACTCGCTGCTGCCCTCTGCCCACTCAAATGAAGCGTAGTTTAGTACGCCAGCATTCGTTGCATTATCGACAACGACTAGCAGTGGCATGTTTATGCCAGTGACGACATGCTCTTTGCCCTGTTGGCGGTTGACGCCACCTTGCACCATTAGGTTGTCAAAGTCAACCTGCGTGCTTGCTGCAAGCGGCACTTGCACAGAATTCAATCCGCCAACTTCGTAGAACGCCCATACTCTCGCACCAATGTCAACCATGCGCGTCGTTGCTGCAATCGTAACAATTGATCCGCTAATCGAACTTACTTCGCGGACCTCAATGTCGCCGTATCGTGTTTCGTAAGCAATCCAATCACTTGCAGCAAGTGTTTCAAATTCATTTGCCGTGGTTCTGCCAGGATCAGCTTTTGCTAGCTCAATCGTTGTGTCGCCTGCAGCAGCAAACTCAGCAACCGTTGTTACGCCTCGGCAACTCATCACATACGCATTATGTGCCGTAGATCCTGCTGTGTAGGACAATCCTCTAAGAATAGGAATACGCCCATCAACCGCAGGTGCGATGGTCGTAATCTCTGTTCCAGCCGAAGCAGTCTGACGACCAGTTGTGTAAAAAGTCATTTCCCTCACTCCTAATAGTGATCGCTATGATCAAGAACAATCTTCTGCGGTAGCTACAAGTACCGTGTAATGCGAATCGACAAAGATGTATCGGTCGCCACCGATTGCACCTGCAAAAATGTTAAAGACTTCGTGCGTTAACTCCGTTCCGTCATCTTTCGTGATTTCTTCAAGCTTGCCTGAAACGGGATTGATGAAATGGGGAACGCAATCGGCTTTACCTGGATCGTCTTGCACTCGCCCTGGAATACCCTCCGCTGGAGTCTTGTAGATAAAGCCTTGCGTCTCCAACTCATACGGTCGCACATTATATGAATCACCAGTCGGTCCACGACCACGGTCTGCATGTGTTACACCTGTGCTTTCAATCCACCTTATCAGATGCTCGATATGCGATCTTTTTGCAAATGAATATCCAGCCACTAGACAAGCCTTAAAAAATCATTGAAATCAACATCCTGATAGATATGATACGCAATGTAATCGGGTGGACCTTCTTGCTCCGCTCGCTTCTCACCCGTGCTCGTAATATACCCAGAATTTGCCTTACCAGCTATTTCTGACTGAAACGCTTTTAGCTTTCTGTCAGGATCATTTGGTGGTCCCGACCAATATTGAGTGTCAAATAAACCACGAACTTCCATCCATCCGAACCTTTCCTGCCCCGCTGGAAGTCGTGAGTCTGGATGCAAATCAATCGTGTAGGTCACCATTGCTGCATCTGTATTGCCTGCAAGCAATTCAACGCTAACATCTGATGCCTCCACATCCTGAATCAACCACATCCCAGTATCTTGGCTGTTCCATGGCACGCTGTTAACACGAAACTTTCGCTCTATCATTTCTTCGTATGTGATGTTGTCTTCGTACTGAGTGTATTTAAGCCGAAAGGTTGGAATTCTTTCCAAGACTGGCGTTGTCCACCAGTTACCAGTTGGAGTTCGTGTTGTGTCCTTAAGCAACAACGGAGGTCTTGTAAACTTTTCATAATACAGAACCTCCTCCGTTTCCCCTAACGAAACGGATTGAACTGGATCGATCTCTTCAATGGTTTCCGGTATAGCAATCGGTGCGTTTTCTGCTTCTGTGCTGCCACCAGCACCGGAACCACCACCTCTTGCTGGAGGAGTCGAGAACTTTGCTTTGACCGTCCAGCGACTTAGTTTCTTAGGATTCTGCTGTGCAGTCTTATCCCTGCAAACAACGTAAGGCAGTATCTTGGTTCCTGTCGAATAGGTGGTCTTGCCGACAATTGGAATTCCAGTTGCGTTAAGAACATCGTAGGCAGAATGCGTAGCGATATCTGCTCCAGTGACATCCACGCAATAATCCTGATGCCACTGCGCATTTACACCAACATTGTTATCGCCACTAGACGAAAACGTCATTCTTTGACTGCGACCTTGTGATACTACAAATGGCATTTGTGCGAACTTACAATGCTTGAGGGATAAATGACGAGATTGCTTCTGGCAAAAGCGAAATGCCAGTATTTATCATATTAAGTTCCGCTTGCTGTTCAGCGTGTCGTCTTTCCTCCAGTTTTTCTGCTGATGAAGCATTTTTTGTGGAGATGCGTCTAAGCATTTCAAACTCTTCTTTGCTGTTTTTACCTGCGACCGCTGCACTTTCTTTTTCTGCCTCAACGATTTCATCTACTTGGCTAGCTAAATACTCTTTCGTAATTCTTTCTCGCTCTTGGGCAGCAACTTCGGGCGTAATCATGCCTTGTCGTTCTAACCGTGCAATTTCCGCCTGTTCTCTTCCTGCTCTAGTTAGCGGGTCTTCGTATTGCCTCATAAGTCTGTCCGCAGTACGTTGATCAGCTCTGAGTGCTGACTCATCTTCTCGCTGACGCCTTTCTGCATCTTTCATTTCCTGCTTCAGGCGGGCGTTTTCTTGTTGGAGTTTTTCTAACTCATCTGAATGCGTCGTTTCACCAGTTGCGGCAAGCTCTTCTTCTCGCATTCTCCTTAACTCGACTGCGTCTGCACCGTCTCGCAGTTCTTCGTTTTCCTTTTTAAGAGCAGCAATCCTGTCAGCAATCGATTGTTGAATTGCTTCTGATCTTCGAGTTTGGGCTTCATGTGCTGCGTCTTCCCTTCTTTCTCTTTCAGCTGCCTCGTCACGTCTCCATCGATCTTCGTTCATTGGCTGTTCTTGGCGTTCACCTCTTGTGATTGGAATCATTCCATACCATTCAGTTTGCGAACCGGTCGATTTCAATTTCGCTTCCGGCTCTTCGCCACGCACAAAAACCATAACACTCCATTTTGGTATGGAATCGTAGACTTGCTTGAACTCCCTCCAGATGTCCAAAAGCGTTTTAGTGTTATTTGCGGCCTGTGAAATTTGATTGGCAAGATCCCCTGATGCCTCCGCAGCACCTTGCAGTATAGTCGCACCAAGTTCCTTTAGTTGACCCATTGCAACTTGCCATTTTCCTGACGCAGTCAGTTCTGCGACATTTTCTAACTGCTTGTAAAACCTTCCTCCTTTGCTAGTTGCACTATCCATGGCATTTTGGACATCCTCAATCGAAATCTTGCCTTCTGCCATTGCAACTCGCAATTCCAGCATGCTTCTCCCGGTAGTCCGAGAAATTTCTGCTAGCGGGTTAAATCCCGACTCTATCAATTGCCGCAACTCTTGCCCTTGCAATCTTCCCGCAGCAGACACTTGCCCAAACGCAAGAGACAGACGCTGCATTCGTTCAGTATCACCTCCAGCAATGTCCCCAAGTTGCTTTAATCGCATCGTCACTTCATGTGCAGCGACTCCGTACTGAAGCAATGTCCTCGTCGATTGAAGTGATACCTCCAGCGAAAGAGAGGTTTCTGCGGCAATCTCCCGCAAGTCTCTCATTAAATTCTGTGCCGTGCCGAGAGAACCTGTAAATATACGAAATTGCAGTTGTGCTTTTTCAATGTCCATTGCCATCTTCCATGACTCAGTAACAGCTTGCAGAGCCCTAAACCCAACCGTCATTAGGCCCATGTTTTTCAATACCGGACCAAGACCTCCACCTAGCATCGCAGCAATGCCTCCACCTCCATTCGCAACGCCTCTATTCGCCCGAATCGAAGTCAATTCTCGTCGCAACCTTCTAATTGCCTGTGCGTATTCTCTCGCACTGATAGATCCGGCTCTAAGTGCATCTCGCAAATCTCTTTGCTGCTGAACATTTCTCCGCTGCGCACTCATACCACGTTGCAACAAAGCCTGCCCTGCTTGCCTTGCCCTAAAGTTTTCTTGCTCCGCTTGAGTTTCCTGCCTTATTGCATGGGCACGATGCTTCTGAACTTTATCAAAAAACGCCTGCCCCTTTTGCAGTTGCCTCTTCCTTTGATCCTCCATGATTTGGCTGTTGTACTTGACGTCAGCTAGGTACTTCTTGTTTGCAGCGGTTTTGTGCTGATTTACACGATCAAAAAATGCCTGACCCTTCTGAAGCTGTGTCTTTCTCACATCCTCCATGACCTTGCTATTTTGCTTAACATCGGCCAAGTATTTTTTATCAGCGTTCGCCTTGCGCAACTGGATGTGGTCAAAGAACGCCTGCCCCTTTTGCAGTTGCCTCTTCCTTTGATCCTCCATGACCTGGCTGTTGTACTTGACATCAGCTAGGTACTTCTTATCCGCAGCCGCTTTGTCTTTCAGTGCTTGCTGTTCTGCTCTGTCAGATGCTTCCTTCTGTTGTCTTGCATCACGCTCTGCATTTCTTACTTTCCTAATGTTTAGCAGTTCTTCTGCTCTAGCACTTCTTGCACTGTCTATCCCCTCTTGAAATGCCAGCGAGATCCTTTCGTTTTGCGTTAGTCTCTGTTGCTCCGCAACAGAAAGTTTCTCGCCTGCTGCTGCTCTTTCGCGAAGAACATCTGCCTCAAAATCTAACTGCTGTGCGAAACGCCTAGAAGCGACCAATGCTTCTCGCGACTGTAAAGCCAGCTGACCGTATGACGCAGCAACGACTTTCATTTGGTCGCCGTCTGCACGCGCTAACCTAGTTAGCTTGTCAAACTGCGGGACAAGTTTGCTAAGTCCTTTGCCTGCTAGATCTGCAGACAAAATCCGCAGTTCCTGCAACTCACGACTGGTCAACTTCATGCCTGCCACAGCTTGCCTGTGGTCGAACATGATACGAAACCACATGTCGCCTTGCTGTGCCATGACTTTTACCTTTGACCCGACATGAGTTGGTTTAATGCTTGATTTGGAGAAACGCCCTTGCGGGTGCTGCTCATTTCATCGCTTTCAAGTGAATAGTAGGCAAACCATTGATCGACGACCACAGATGGTGCTGAGTTGTACCACGCAATCGGATCGTCGATCCCCAGGTCTTTGCAAAGCATAAAAATGAACCTTAATCGACTACTGCGTTTAAGGACTTTCTTAAACCTGCCTATTCGCCCTTTTTTTTGACAGAATCACCATCGTTGTTAAATGCTTGGACTGCTGAAATCAGTGGATTTAGCATTGCACCATCCAACGCACTTACAACGCTAACGTCCTCTGCCGAAAACATTGGCGTGCTTTCATCAATCATTACTTGGTCGATGATCATGTATACATTTCGCAATGCAAACTTTTCCTCGACCAAGTTGCCGTTGTCGTCAAACCATGTGCTTGATCGTAAATCAATTTTCGCACGGTCTAGACTTCTAATGCCAACGGTTCCCAACCCTGGCACATCAACTTCCTCGTATCTCGCCTTCGCTTTATTGAGCAGTTGCTCACGAGTGAGTGTAGTTGTCATGTTTACTCAAAATCCTCCAATAAATCAGGTTCTTCGTTTTCTGTGTCTTGCAATTCAGCTGGTTGCACTGAACCCAATGCTTCCCCAAAGTGCCAAGAAACGTGCGTTTCGATTTCTGCTCTTTGTTCATCTGTAAACCGTAGATGAAGAAGCAGTTTACAATTTTTTGGGACACTGTCGCCATGCCTGGGAATGAACCCTGCATGCACACCATCCACGCGCACCCTCCACAGGCTTGGCCGCACTTCACGGCGCGAATCTGCTGCAGAGGTTGCGATAAATTCTTCAATGTCAACTTTCATTATGCTGCTTCTGCTGTGAAAGCTGGCTCAGTATCTTCGCCGTTAAGCTTAAAGACAAAAGATGCCTCCTGCAACTCACCGTTCTGCAACGTGGGCAATTGCACTTCGCGAATATACCCATCGGCAACGAAAGTTGCATTCGTTGTGTTACCGCTTGTATGAATCGGCCAAGTAATTGTAATGACCTCTGGCACACCGCGCGCAAGCAACGTGTCGCTGTCCTGATTAAACAAAAAATTGACAGTGATTTCGCCAGCGTCTGTTAGGTCGCTTGCCTGAAACGTCTTGAAATTAGTGGTATCTAAACAAGAAGTTTCTAAATCTTCCACAGCAAAGTTTGGTAGCTCTACCGACGTAATGCATGTGCTAACTGTCGAGACAGACAATGCAACGGTAGCACCATTTCCAGTTCCAGCCATGACTCAACTCCTTATGAAGTGGTCGTCGT